CAACTGATTAAGCTGCTGATCGTGCTGCCGGTCGCTCTGGGCGCTCTGCTCTACGGAAGCGGCTATATCGCCCAGTTCCTCTACAACTACGACGTGTGGCAGGCGGCGGGCGGAGTTTTCGGTATTGCCCCGGAATTTCCAGACGGTAACTTCTTTATCTGTATCGCCGCTGTGTTCTGCTGGCCCTACGGTCTGTACGGTGTGGGCGGCTGTATAGCGGCCCTGTATGGCTTTCCCCTCTATCCCCGTGTCCCGGTATTCCCTGCCTGAATTGCGCCATACACAGCCCCGCAGACGGCCCCGCAAGGGCAAAAGAAAACCGCCCATATAGGGCGGCTTTCATCACTTGTTTTTCTTCACGCAATCAAACAGCACCAGCACCGGCAGCAGGACAACGGCGGCGATCAAAAACCCCATTCTTACACCGCCCTTTCATACTCCGGGCAGCGGCTCCACCCGGTAAATTTGAACAGCACCACGGCGGCGGGGTCACTTTCCCCGGCTGCGTCCGCAAGCTCCCGCTTGATCTGTTCATCATTCCAACCCACGCAATACACGGAATAACCGGTTACTTCCTCCGGGCTTTCCGGTTCTCCGTCTTCGTCGTGTATAATCCACTCTGAACCCGTGTTGAAATACTCCGTTTCAAACACTTCCAGGGCTTCCCGGCTCCATTCCTCCACCGGGCAAAATCCCGCTTGCCAGTCACTTTGACAACATCCGCTAATGATAAAGGCTTTCCACGCTTTCCCCGTCAAAAGCTCCAGGGCGGCAATAATTATGTTGTCTTCCTCTGCGCCGTCTTCCCCTTCCAGCAGCTCCCGCCATGCGTGGCGTTGTTTCGTTGTCCACGGCTTCCCGTCCGGCCTTTCAAAACCGTATTCCCGCAAAAGCTCCGCAAGGGTATATTCCGGCTTTTTGGCGATCTTGTCATACCCGGCCCCGTTCCACTGGAAGAAAAACCGCTCATTTTCCCACGTTTCCGCCATGCTGTCAAAATCAGCGGCGATCTTATCATATTCCGGCGTGGTATGGCTGTTATAATCTCTGTTGCCGGTCAAGATGATATTATCAGGAAAACAGCCGTCAATAAACAGCGGGCTTTCCTGGTATTCCGGGGCGATCTGTTTAGCGTATACCATTTTTACAACCTCCCTATGCCATATTCAGCGGCGTTTTCTTCCAGGGCCAATAAAACAGCGGCGACGGCCTCCACCGTTTCCAGCGTTCCCGCCCATAATTCCAGCCCATTCAAAAAGAGGCGATAGCGGCCCCCGCTGGACTTGTCAAACGTCAAATAATCTCCCTTGTACATTTTCCCGGCTTGCCTTGCTTCCTCCCAGGCGGCAATATCTTCTTGCACCTTTTCCAGCAGCTCCGGCCCGGTATATCCCGACGCAATCATTTTTTCACCCCCTGAAAAGCGTACCGGGGACAGATAACGCCCCGGCTGCGCAATTCACGGATTGCGGCGGTTTTTGACATCATCAAAACCCGGTACGCATACCCGCCCCAATGGGACTCATACATGATTGCCAGAAAACCGCCGTCCGGCCTTTTCTGTAAAGTGACAAGCTGCGTCATAACTAAACCCCCATTCTAAGACATTCCGCAAACGGGATTTTGTAGCCGTGAATTTTGAAAAACGGCTCCCCGTGGCGGTCATACCGGATTTTGACACAATGAAAGCGCCGGGCGGCTTTCCCGCCATACCAGGCCCCGGAAACGCAATAGACATAATCTTCTATACCGTATTCAATGCCTTTAATTTCCAGCCCGTCCAGGCCGCTATAATAGGCAATGCTTTCCCGGCTTTCGCAGTATTCCCGTTTAGTCATTCCCAGACACTTCCTTTACAAACTGATGAAGCAATTCCCGTAATGCTTCCCGCTGCTGTTCCCATGTCCGGGAGTAATCGTGGCGGATTTTGTAAGCCTGTTCTTCATACCACCGTTGTACGTCATAGGCGGGGTGGATATTGCCAAACGGGGCATAGCCTGTAATAATTGCAACCCCGCCGCCCATGTCGTAAATATCAGCGGCCCAACCTTCACGGCGGGCGGTATATGCAACGGGATTTTCAAACGCTAACAGGGTTTGAATATTGCAATACCCCACGCATATACGCTTGTAAAAACCAGCGTTCACGGCCTTTTGTGTCGTTTTGAATTTCATCATTAAACCGCCTTTCCCATTCTCCGGCTCATCATTGCCCGGTAACTTTCGGCAGGGGTCATATCCGGCCCCGGCCTTTTCTCTTTCGCCTCCATCGGCTGCGACAAAAACCACGCTTTCCCGCCTCCAGGAATACCCATAAAGGAAAGAAAACTGTTGATGTGCCGCCCCGTGGTCACGCTCCACCCGTCCCACATACGGACAAAAGCCCCGGCAGCGGTGATCTTGCAAACTTCCGTTTGATACGACCGTAAAACCGTTTCGCCGTTGTCCTGTTCGATGATCTGCGCCTTGCCGTAAAAGCTGCGCCGTCCGTCCATACAGGGAAGATCATAGATTCTCATAAGTAAACCCCTTTCCGGCTTTCAGCCTGTAACCATTTTATAATTGACCGGCTCCCCGCTTTCCCTTTCACCTTGACCGGCAAAGGCCGATTTAACCGGGTACACGTTCCAGCGGGTGCCGGGATTAAATTTTCAAGGTGCATAAACAAGTAACTTTCGCAATTTCTTGTTTCTGCGACCACTCTATCACTTTCGCAAAAACTTGTCAAGTGTTTTTGCGAAAAATAATCAAGATTTTTTGCGAAACCTTTATAACCTATTGTTTATATATATCTATCTTTTCTCTTAGATAAATAAATACATAGAAAAAAAGGGAACATATATAAACTATGATTTATTTCCAGCCTTTCACCAGCACCAGCACCGGCCCCGGCAGCTTGACCGGCCCCGGCCCGATCTGCTGCACCATTTCACCAGCGGCCCAGGCTCCCGCCCGATCTGCTCCGGCAGGGCGGCGGCTTCCGGCCAGGAGGAAGAAACAGCCGCCGAACCTCACCGGGAAGCTCGGCGGCTGGGCCATAGTCGTACAGGTCGGCGAAAGTCGCCAGCCATAGTCGCTGGCCTTGGTCACAGTCGGAAAGTCGCTCAATCCTCGTCGTCGATCTCCATTCCGGCAGCTTCCAGTTATTTCTGTTGCAGCTCCTCCGGGTTGGCCTGATCTCCCAGGGGGTTGTTCGGGGTCAGCACCATCTCGGACTTGTCCTGATACCCCATGTTGTTCTTCATCAGGAAGATACCGGCGACGGGGTTGATCTTCCCGTTCTGCATATAGTTTTCCATCTGCATATTGAGAATTTGATACGCCTTTTTAATCGTGTCCACCACCAAAGTCGTTAGCTTGGACTGTCCGGTGACGATTTCCCACAATCGCCGTCTATCCAGACCAAAAGCCATAGCCAACCCCGCCACGCTGGGCTTCATATCGTCCTTGGCACACAGCTCAAAATACCGCACAATCCTCTCTCGAACTTGCTCATTGTCGCTCATGTCGGGCTTCTCCCAATCCCACATAGCGAGGGAATGTTCCAGATACCGCCGATTGTCTCCCGGCTCTACCTGGACGCTCATTTTTTCAGACTGCTTCGGTCGGGTTCCCTTGCCCACCGTTCCTCCTCGTTTACGGGGAGCAAGCTCTTTCGTTTCAGCCATTTTGCATACCTCCAATGCTCAAAGTCAATTTAGTGAGTTTGGTGAACCATTTTCCGATTTTGAGTAAAGTCTCTCTTATATATCACTCTTATAGAGGGTTTATAGGGAAAAATATAAAATAGTCACTGAAAATCGCTCTCAAATCCTTATGCCGCAAGGGTTTCCGGTAGTGAGCGATTATTCACCAAAAACTCACTAAATCAGTGACAGTCATTTTTCCAAAAATCAAAACCCCGTCAGTTTAAGAAGACTTTTACGAAAGTCACTCACTTTTATCACCAGGGATACCGAGCATTTTTCTCAGCTCGTCATACTGCTCCTGGGTAAAGTCGGAATACTCCTCGCAGGGTTTAGCTTCCGGGTCAACCCAACGGCTCCACCTTGTACACCTGACCCGTCCGTCATGCTCCCTTTTGCGGTCTGCGTGATAACAGGAAATGCACATTCGACAACAGCTCACGATTTCGTCACCTCCGTTTGTCAGAGTCAATTCGGGAATACCAGGCCCCAGCTTGGTCGCTTTGCCGGTGGCATGGTCAACGTAGTAGAGTGTCACCGGGGTAGAGTTGTCAGGCCCCATTGTTGCCATCCTCCAAATTACCTAACGACGGAAGAAGTTGCTTGAGTTGCTGCCAAATCCTGAGTTGACGCTTATCCATGCGGCGCACGGTATTGAAAAT